ACCGGAGGCTCCTAAATGAAAAAGAAGGACTATTACGACCCACCCCCTCCGGAGTGGGTTCGTAATCCCAAAAATCCGGTATTAATACCCTTCAAAAAAGCCGAAAAACGGCGCTAGACCAATTCACTCCTCGTTGTAATTGGTCTAACTGACACCATTCTCTCTGAATGTGTCTAAACTTAGGGGGTAGGCCTGAAGGCTTACCCCCTTCTCACACCCTCCAAAGGAACACCATGCGTCAACCTGCAGTAACCCAACACGACTTCGCCAAGGTGCCGGCACCTACCATTCAGCGTTCCACTTTCAATCGATCTCATGGTCATAAAACGACCATCGATGCCGACTATCTCTATCCCGTTCTTGTCGACGAACTCCTTCCCGGTGACACCATTCGTCTCGACGCTGTTCTCTTTGCTCGTCTCAATACTTTGCTTCATCCCTTGATGGATAATCTCCATCTCGATGCATTTGTTTTCGCTACACCTATGCGTCTACTCTGGGCGAACTTTCAAAAATTCATGGGTGAACAAGATAACCCCGAGGATTCAATCGACTTTACGATTCCTCGACTTTACGAACCAACTGTCGATGCGTATACATTCGACTCAGGCTCCATCTACGATTACATGGGCCTTCCTGTTGAACGTGAAATCAATCTCTCCGGTACTAACCGGCAAAACATCTCTGCTTTATTTCTTCGTAATTACAACTTGATTTATAACAAGTGGTTTCGTGATCAGAATCTCCAAGACTCTCTTCCTTTCAATGATTCCGACGGCCCTGATGACGTCGCTGAATATTTTCTTGTAAAACGTGGTAAACGTCACGATTATTTTACATCTGCTCTTCCTTGGGCACAAAAAGGAGAGCCCGTTTATCTTCCTTTAGGAACCACTGCTCCTGTTGTTTCTGATGGCAATACTCCTGAGTTTGGTGGTGGTGGTGACTACTCTGGCCTCTACGCTGACCCTTATGATCTTTCTCTTCCTAACTGGGACAATGGGCCCGGTTATGTGATCTTTGGTTCTCAAACTGGTTTGCGTACTGATCTTACTGCTGCCAGTGCTGTAACAGTCAACGATCTTCGAGTTGCTGTTTCTATGCAGCAACTTCTCGAAATGTATGCTCGCGGCGGTACTCGCTACGTCGAGCTTCTCAAAATGGAATTCGGTGTGACTTCTCCCGATTTCCGTCTTCAACGTCCCGAATACCTTGGTGGTTCATCCACGATGGTATCAATCAACACAGTTGCTCAAACATCTCAAACAACTACTGGTGAAACCGGTTCTCCGCAGGCCGAGCTCGCCGGCTATGGCTCTGTCACTGATCGTGTTCGTGCAACTTATTCCGCGACCGAGCACATGATTCTCATGGTGCTTGTAAACGTTCGTGCGGACATCACGTATCAGCAACCGCTCAACAAAATGTGGTCTCGTACCACTCGTTATGACTTCTATCACCCTGCCTTTGCAAACCTTGGCGAACAAGCCGTACTCTGCAAAGAGCTCAATTACATCGACGGCGCTCTTATTGCCGGCAATGACGATGTATTCGGGTATCAGGAACGTTATGCCGAATACCGATACAAACCCTCATATCTTACCGGAAAAATGCGTTCAATCGCTCCCGGTACTCTTGACTCGTGGCATCTTTCGCAGAATTTCGAGAATGCAAAACCCGCTCTCTCTTCGAACTTCATCGAGTCCGCTACTCCCCTCGATCGTGTGATCGCTGTCTCTGACGAACCGCAGTTCAATCTTGATATGTGGTTCAATTATTCTCACACTCGACCTATGCCCGTTCGTTCCATCCCCGGCCTTACGAGGTTTTAAATGGAACCTACATCTGCACTCGCCGCAGCTACAATTGGAGCCCCCCTTGCTGGGGGGGCTCTTGGTTACATCACTGGAAATACTAACGCTGGACGTGATCGGAGGTTCAATGCAAAACAGGCTCAAATTAACCGCGACTTTCAGGAGCGAATGTCGTCAACTGCTAAACAACGAGAAGTCGCAGACCTTCGGGCTGCCGGGCTTAATCCAATCCTTGCGGCTGGCGCGCACGGTGGAGCTTCTACTCCGTCGGGGGCCACGGCTGCACCAGTTGATTCAGCAGGCTCGTCCGCGAAATCAATTGGTGCGTTTACTCAAATTGCGGCAACAATGGCTGACAGTGTTAGGACACTCAGTCAAGTACAACTAAATCAGTCCCAACAGGACGTAAACGCTGCTGTTGCTGGTCACCATACTGCAATGACTGGTGACATCGCTGCAACTCAACGCGCTCGCGTTGCTCAACTTGAAGAGAGCACTAAAGAAATTACTGCCAGAATCAATAACACCAACATTGATTCCAAACACAAAACCACGCTTATTTCAGAGGTAAATAAGCGCATCACAAAACTTGATTATGAAATTTCTCAAGCAAAAACAAAGTCCGAAGTCGATCAAGTAATTGGTGACTTCCAAAAAGGTATCGGTGGTGACATCGATCGCTGGACTGATGCTATCGGCCTTAAGGGCCGCGATCTCGTTCACCTTACTGGTATTCTCAGTGTTCTAAAAAACTTCACGAAAACACCCTCTTCAATCATCAAACCTGATTACAAAAATCAGGGTCTTGAACTTCCACCTTCAATCTTCCGGATTCCCTAAGGAGGTGATTACTAATGCGAAAAGCTCTTTCTCGCGGCCAGTCCAACAGAAACTTCCGCGCTGGAAACAAAACAAACTCGCGCAATTACGCTACCGCGATGCGCGGGGGCTACCGGCTTTAGGCGGTAACCCCAATGCCTTGCTATAGCCCGCTCTCTGCCTATCAAGCTCCCTTCCCCGCGGCCTTCGGGCCGCGGGCCAAACTCAAATTCACCTTCACCCCCGGATGGAAAAATGTTGAAATACCATGTGGACAATGTATCGGGTGTCGTCTCGATAAGTCTCGAACCTGGGCGGCTCGCTGTATGCACGAAGCCCAATTCTATCAGGACAATTCCTTTCTTACCCTTACCCTTACCGATGAAAATCTCACCTCCGGAAAATTCGGAATCGCGACCCTCGATTCTCGTCAATTAGAACTCTTCTGGAAACGCCTGCGTAAAGCAGGCTTTAAAACTCGTTACTACGCTTGTGGCGAATACGGGGATGTAACTGGCCGACCTCATTATCATTCTGTCTGCTTCGGCCTTTCATTCCCCGATAAAAAACTCTACACCTCAAAAAACGGTCACAATCTCTATACCTCCGAAACCCTCGATAAAATATGGGGTCTCGGAAATTGCTGGATTGGTGACGTAACATTCGAAAGCTGCGCTTATGTCGCACGCTATATCATGAAAAAACTCAACGGAAAAGCTGCCGCTATTTACGAACATGAGGGCATTTTGCCCGAATTCTGCCGCATGTCTCGCGGCAAAAAAAATGACCCTGACCCCCGATTTCACGGTGGTCTAGGGTCTTACTGGTACTCTCAATACTATTCTGACCTCTTTCCTAATGACATCTGTGTTATACGAGGCGATGTACTTATTACGCCCCCAAAATTCTACTCCCAAAAATACGCTCTACAAAATCCAACTCAATATGCTATCGTTAAATCAAACAGGGAAAAAAGGGGCCTTAAATACGCCTCTCAAAATACACCCGAAAAACGTCTTCAAAAACAGGAGGTCAAACTAGCTCAACTAACTCAACTCTTACGCTCAATTCACTAACGGCCGTCAGGTACGAAGTACCGAGGCCGAACCCAACGTTCAATCGAACTCACTTCAAAACAAACCGCCTCAACGGCGGCACGAGGTCATATGCTTCAACTCTGCTCAATCAAGGACGTCAAGTCCGGTAACTTTAATGACCCTCAAACCTTCCGCCACAAAGTCGAAGCTATGCGAGCTGTGGCGAACTCTGCGACGAATCCCCAATCGTCGCTCTTCACATATCCCCATGACTTCGAGCTCTGGCTCGTAGGTCAATTCAATCCTCTGACAGGCGTTATCGAACCCTGTTCGGAGCTCATCTCTACCATCCTCGATCTTAAGGAGCTCGCAAATGTCAAAGCCTGAAAAAAAAATGCGCACCCGCGCTCGACACGTTCCCGTCGTGCAACAAGAATTCATTCCCGGCACGTCCAAAACTCAACAACACTTCCGAGAGGAAGTCGACATAAACAACATCGTTGCTCGCTTTCAACGCACCGGCCAACTTTCCGGTGCTTCAACTGCTCCCCTTCAATACGGCGACGTCTCTGCT